ACGCTTAGATTTAATAAACAAATATCCTGATCAGGCTGATTTATTACAGGAAGCTGGATTAGTTGGAAACTTTTTTGGTATTGAAACTTTAAATAAACAAAGTGGTACTGCTATCGGCAAAGGACTATCTCCATCTAAAGTTAAAGATCGCTTGAATTGGTTGGGTGAGAAGTGGAAGGGTAAGGTAAATATGGGGGCTGGATTAATATTTGGGTTACCTTATGACACTATTGAATATTTTAATGAAGTTGAAAAATGGATATTAGATAAAGATAATCCACTATCATCTATTGAGGTATACCCATTAGTGTTATATAAAATTAGAAATAAAAATTATGGTTCTGAGTTTAGTTTAAATCCTGAGATATACGGATATGAAGTTTATGATAATAATTTTTGGACTCTTAAGCAGCAGGGATTGGATTATGATCTTGTTACTATGTATGCCAACAAAGTTATGTCGAAAAGAAATTATATGAATAAAGTTTCTGAATTTCAAATTATGACACAACAGAATATTGGAATACCAATTTCTGAAATTATGGAAACTAGATATATTGACCTTCAAAGTAAGTTTGATATTTCTTCTAAAAACACAATTATGTTGAATAATTATAAAAAGATGATTGGAGTATATAATGTTTAATGAAAACGTAGGTGTGGTTGACACCATAAATGTAGAAAGGGTAACGAATCCTATGAAGACTAGAAAGATTATCGCAGTTGGTGGCTCGCCTGGAACTGGCAAAACTACTTTGTTCCGTAAGTTTATGGAAGATAAAACATGGCTAGAAGTTTCTCCTGCCAAGTTGGTAAATGCTAGTTATAATACCGAACGAGATTTATATGTTCTTGGTAAGTATGAGGAAGGTGAAGTATTCGCTGGAACTGACCGACTATCCATGGCTGTTCAACCACCTCTTCAAGAATGGATCGCTTCTCATAACTGTAATATCCTTTTCGAAGGAGATCGGGTTTTTAACCAATCATTCCTAGAGTTCTGTATGGGTCTCCCGAATACTCAGCTGGAAGTGGTATTCCTAAAGGCTCCAAAAGATATCCTAGAACAACGCTATAAAGAACGTGGATCCGACCAATCCGAGCAATTTCTACGTGGAAGAGAAACTAAATATAGTAACTTGATGTCTAATTTTGACTTGATGCCATACATTACTGAGTTTGCAAACACTAACTTAGAGGAGCAAGGGAAAGTTCTTGCATTTATTGAGAAGCAGTTTAGTTAAGCAAGATCTTTCTAGGGACTATGACTTTCCTAGAAACAGCATCTTTCGATTGGATGGATATTCTCAACTTCGATGAGAAACCATTCAGAGCAAAACTCATTCCAGCGAAAGTATGGTTAGATCTAGATTCGTATAGAAACAATCAAGTAGGTCTTTCAAATTACGTCAGAAAATGGCGCACCAAAATAGAGTGGAAGAAAGAAAAGTCCAAAGCAAAGTGGGCTGAAAATTATGTGGCGATCGGTGGAGAATACGATCCTGACCTTCGCCAATGTTCTCTCCATATCTACACAACTAAGTTTAATACATTCCCATTCACCGATAGATCTTGGAAGTCATTTAAGTTTCGCTTAATTCAGACTTTGATGCATGAGATGATTCACTTCATGCAGTTTAACAGACGTGGTGATGAGTGGAGCACTTACGTAGTTCCATACAAGAAAGTTGGAATCGCTAAGAAAGATGCTCAACGAGAATATCTTTCTGAATTCGATGAGATACAAGCATATGCGCATTGTGTGTATCTAGATTATAAAATGCGCAGACCAAAGGTAGATATTAGCATCCTGCTAAATCGTTATAAGACAAAACGAGATTCATCTACTCTTCACTATTTCTTAAAGACTTTCGACTACGATTTAAGAAACAACATAGCCACTCGTAAGATTATAGACCAGATAGGTAAATGGGATCGCAAGTATAATCGATTGACCTAAATATACCAAAAGTATAGGGGTCATAATGGCACAACAAGGTTTTGTTTACGAAGCGAATGCTTATAAAGCATTAGAGAAATTTGGCATCTCAGTTGGGGGTGTCGCTGGCGCATCTCATGATAAACCAGACTTATCTATTGTGACCAAAAGCGTTAAAACTCCAGCAGGTTGTGAGTTAAAGATCTCTCCAACTGCAGCTGGTTCACTGGTTCTAAAATACTACAAAGGTAAATGGGACTTCGGTGAAATCAAAGGCGATCCTGAAAAGGAAATGATGAAGGAAATCGCCACCAAATATAAACTATTACAGAATATGAATACCTCTGGCGCTGAAGGTGCTCGCTGGCGTGGTAAGGTTCCAATCCTACAGAATGACCAAGCTGGTAAAAAGATTCTAACAGGTGGTATCAAAGATAAGCGTAAAGCATATGAGATTGATATCGAGAATTTCAAAGGCGAGAACGAAGTTCATATAACAGTCCCAGCTAAAGCCATCTGCGACTACTATAATAAAAAGAAAACCCACTACCTCAACGTGGGCACTCATGGTTTCTATCTAATGAATAAATTAGATCCTCTGAAACTAAATGCTAAACTACAAAAGAAAATAGAAGACTTCTCTAATTGCGCTTCTGCAAGAATTAGAGTTCGTTGCCAGTCTAAGGGTGGTGGGGATTATCAGTTTGTTATGACATTAGAATTCTCCAATGTTAAGAAGTCCGCATATAACCTATGTCCGATCTCCGCTCCAAACAACGTAACTATTAATACTGCTGCGTATAAACAAACCGAAAACCAGCTACTACTCAAAGCGTTTGCTTCTTAAAGTAGACATCTTATAAATAACCATATAACACTACTTAATTGATGGATTAAATGAAAGATTATAGACAACTAATCAGAGAACTACCGAGCAAAACGATAGTTCTAGCCTGTTCGAAGTTTAACCCTCCGACTATCGGTCACGAACTTCTAATCAAGGCAGTCAAATCTGTAGCCGAGCAAAAGAATGCCAGCTATGCCATTTATGCATCCGATTCAAGCGATGCTAAAAAGAATCCCTTAATTGTAGAAAAGAAATTGCAGTATTTGAACTCACTGTTTCCGAACACGCAGTTCAATACTTACTCTGATAATATGAGCGAAGTGGTTGCTAAACTAAAAGAAACCTACCGCCACGTTATCATTGTTACCAGCGCAGACAAAGTAGCTTCCATGAAGAAATCTCTAAAGGAAGCTACAGTCATATCAGCTATGGATAAAGATCCAGATAGTGAAGATGCTACTCGTAATTATGCAGTCAAAGGTTTATACGAAGATTTTAAAAAGAATCTACCGTCATCAATTCGTGACATTGATTCTCGTAGATTGATGAATGATATTAGAATTGGTTCAGGAATTGAGCCAATCAAAGAAGAAATTAAATTAGTTAAAGACGAACTACGCGAGCAGTATTTCCGTGGAGAAATCTTTAATGTTGGTGAGCAAGTAGAAGCCAATGGCCAACAATATGAAATTGTTAAACGTGGCTCTAATCACCTATTGTTAAAAGAATCTACTGGCAAATTAGTCAGCAAGTGGATTCAGAATGTTAAATTAGTCGAGAAGAAAGTAGAAAAGAAAAAGCTGAAGTCTTTTAAATCTACTGTAAGAAATAATGATCCAGCTGGTCTGGCTCCACAAGATTTTACTTCTAAGACATTTGATCCGTTTTCGAATACTGGAGTTGTTCAATGAATGAGTTAACAACAGCAATTAAAGTTTTGCTGGCGAATGCTACTGTAATGTATTACAAAGCGCATCAGTTCCACTGGAACATTGAGGGTATTGAGTTCACTCAGTACCACGAGTTCTTTGGCGATTTATATACTGATGTATATGAATCAGTAGATCCGATCGCTGAACTTCTACGTAAGTTAGATGAATACGCTCCAGTAAGTCTTGATGAATTGTTTAAATATAAAACATTAAAAGAAGAAACTGCTCGTGTTGAGAAACTTGATGACATTTTCGCAAGTCTTATTTCTGCAAACCAAGAAGTCCTTGACAGCCTAAATAAAGTGTTCACTATTGCTAATACTAACAAACAACAAGGTGTTTGTAATTTTATAGCTGACCGAATCGATACACATCAGAAGCATGCATGGTTCTTACGTGCTTCTGCTAAGAAAATAGGATAACAAATGAAATCATTTCAAACATACTTAAAAGAAGCTGCCGAAGAAGGCACTAAACTAAAGCACATTACTCATCCTGAAGATCGTCCATTGATGCATGGCCACGAAGGATTTGAGCATGCTCATGGCGCTTTGACCCATGCGCATGAGCACATGAAGGCTGGTAAGAACAACTCTAATCTTACCACAAAGTATGATGGTTCTCCTGCTGTAGTTTTTGGCACTCATCCTAAGAATGGTAAGTTCTTTGTTGCTTCTAAATCTGCATTTAACAAAGATCCAAAGATTAATCATACTGATGCTGACATTGACAAGAACCATGGTCATGCTCCAGGTCTTGCTGCTAAATTAAAAGCTGCGTTACACCACCTACCTAAAGTTACTCCAAAAGGTAAAGTCTATCAGGGCGACATTATGCACTCTGAAGGTGATGTTAAGCACGATAAGAAAACTGGCAAAGCATCTTTTACCCCAAACACTATTACCTATACTGCTTCTGGCGATGAAGCCAAGAAAGCTGCCAAAGCAAAAGTAGGTGTTGCTGTTCATACTCAATATCACGGTAAAGACATTCACTCAATGTCTGCTCACCATGAAGTTGATCACCATGAATTCAAACAGCATGATGACGTGCATCACCATGACGCCAGCTACGATACTAGCAAAGCGAATCACTCTCAATCAAATCAAGATGAGTTCCATAAGCATATGGCTGCTGCCAAAGCAGTACATGATACTCATGGCGACAAAATGTATAATGCTGTTCACCATGCTCATAGCGGTGAGCATGGCCATCTAGCCACTTACATTAACTCAACTGTTCGCAATAACACTACTCCAAACGTAAAAGATTTTAAAGCGCATCTTGAATCACATCACGCTAAACAAGTTGCTGGTGTTAAAACTGAGAAGTCCCAAGACGCAAAACGTGCCAAGGGTAAAGAAGAAATTGATCATGTGGAAAAGAACAAAGGTCACTACGAACATGTATTGACTGCACATAATCATCTTGCTGCTGCAAAGAACTCTTTGGTTAAGTCCCTTGAAAGTGGCCATAGCAATTATGAACACCATATCGAAGGTAAAGAATCCAAGCCAGAAGGTTTCGTTGTTAACCATGAACACAATGGTAAGACTGAGCCATCTAAACTTGTGAATCGTGCTGAGTTCGCAAGATCTAACTTGTTGAAGGTGCGTAAATGAAATCCTTTAAATCTTTCTTAAACGAAGAAATCTACTTCGATGATTATCTGACAGAAGCAGTCGATGACGCTTCTAAAGAACATGGTGTTTCCAATAACACTAAGGGTGTTCTACACGAGATTCTAACTGGCAAGCATCTTAATAATGGCAAACATATGGAGAAGCATGTTAACGAACATGGCGAAACTCCTGTACAAACCCATGATCGTTTAAAGAAAGCAATTCATCCAAACGACTATAAGCGTATTGATGCTAATGCTAAGTCTGCTGCTAATCATATTAAGAAACATATTGAATCTACTCATCCAGGTCATGCAGTTCATGCGGTTACTCATACTTCCAAGCCTGGAGATACAGAAAAGGTAACTGGTCACAAAGCAACTCAGAAAGAAGATTCTTCTGATGTGTATGTTTCCACTAAGCATCCTAAGACTGGTAAAGTAACTCACCATGGCGTAAGTTTAAAAGTCAGCGATAACTCTAGCAAGAATATTCCTTCTTCAAGTCTTGGTATGGAATCAGGTGGTTCAAAAGCCAAAGAACATTTCGCTGCTCACAAAGCTGCCATTCTCAAGGCGCATCCTCAGTTGGCTGGTAAAAATAAAGACCAGCGTAAAGAAGCTGCAAAAGCAGATCCTAAGATGCATGCTGATGTTAAAGAACGTAATAAAGTATTGCTACATAAAGTTGCTCATAGCCATGCTGCTGAATTACAGCATCACTTAGATACTGGCAATCATGAGCACGTAGTTAAGCATATCCGTGAAGTTCTTCATGCTCATAAAACACCTGCTCAAGAAAAGGGTCATAGTTTTATTAAGCATACAACTTATCAAACTGCCAAAGGTGTTCAACACCATGCTAGTAGCCCAAGTGAAGATCATGAGCATATCCTGAAAGATCATAAGAATCTTTCAGTAAAATCTAGTGGTGGTTCTGTTCACTTCTATCATAATGGTAAGAAGTTTGCGTCTCAAGCGCATAAGTTTGATTCACAAAGCGATCCACTAAGTTCACTAAAGAGCGCAGGTAAGGCAGTTTAATATGCTATCATTTAAACAATACCTAGATGAAGCCATCGTTCATAATGGTATTCACGCAGAGATAAAAAAAGATAGAATTGATTTCCATTATGGTGGTAAATTAGTTCACAGCCGTAAGGGTGATTATTCAAACCCAACTAAAACCGACCATAACACTGCTAAGAGTATTGCAACTAGAGTTCATTTATCTGTTAAGAATAAACCAGGTGGGTATACTTTAAACTATGGGAAGATATAATGCTATCATTCAAAGAATACCTTGTAGAATATGCAATTGATGCCAAGGGACATAAGAGTTCCGAAGGTGGATTGACACAGAAAGGTGTTGATGCATATAATCGTAAGACTGGCGGAAACTTAAAGATGGCAGTGACAACTCCTCCATCTAAGTTGAAGAAAGGTAGCAAAGCTGCCAATCGTAGAAAATCTTTTTGTGCACGTATGAGTGGCGTTGATGGTCCAATGAAAAAACCAAATGGCGAACCAAGTCGTAAAGCACTGGCATTAAGAAAATGGAATTGCTAATATGTTAACATATAACGAATTAAAAGAAAAGTGTAACTGCTGGAAAGGCTACAAGCGAGTTCCAGGTACTAAACCATGCGCAGAGGATAGTTGTATGAAAGAAGAATTAGAAAAGCACCATGTGTTAGCGTTTGGTCGTATGAACCCAATCACTTCTGGGCATGAAGCAGTAGTTAACAAACTACATTCAGTTGCCAAAGAACATGGCGCAAGCCACAGTCTTGTAGTTTCTCATAGCCAAGATGCTAAGAAAAACCCATTGACTGGTGAGCAGAAAGTTCAGCACGCTAAGAATGCATTCCCTGGGACTAATGTAAGTTCTGCAAGCAAAGATAAACCGACCATCCTACACCATGCTGCAGCTGCTCATGCTGCTGGCGCAACTCATCTACACGTAGTCGCTGGTTCTGATCGCCATGAAGAGATGCATAACCTACTGCATAAATATAATGGCAAAGACTCTGGACATGGTCACTATAACTTTAAAAAGATTACTGTTCATTCTTCTGGTGAACGTGATCCAGATGCCGAAGGTACTACTGGTATTTCTGCAAGTAAAATGCGTGAACATGCTGCTTCTGGTAACAAGGCAGAGTTTCATAAAGGTGCTCCATCAAAGATGAAGCCAGAACATAAGGACGCCATGTATAATGATGTGCGTAAAGGTATGAATATTAAAGAAGAAACTGTTCAAGAAGATCTACGTCCAGATATGGGCGCAGCTGCTTATATTAACGACTTTATTAAATCGACTCATCCAAAGTTTAACAACAAGTCTAAAGATGAACGTCGCAAGATGGCTATTGGCGCATTCATGGCTGCCAAATCAAAACTAAAAGAAGGTACTCTTCAAGGTAACATCGGTGGTGGTGATGCCATGAATACTACAACTTCTGCTCCATCTGCATCAACAGCAAAGGATACTACTATGAATAAAAAGGTTAAAGGATTTAAATTCTTTAATGGCGAGAATGATAAACAAATGAATATGAACCAGCCAGTTAAAGAAGAAAAGAAAGATGATGTGCCATTTGATGGTCCATATAAATCTACTTTCAAGAAACCAAATAATCCATCTCGCACTGGCATGGACGCTGCTCGTTCATTGGCTCAACGTGCAATGGATCAAGTTTCTAAAAAGAAACCAGTCAAAGAAGCAAAAGATGAAAGAGAATATGGTTATGAAGGCGATATGGCTTTGAATCAGTTAGCAACACTAACACGTTGTGCTGAAATGATCAAAGATACGCTAAAGCCAGATACTGATTTGCCTGAATGGGTTCAATCTAAGATTACTCTTGCCACTGATTACATTCAAACTGCAGCTGATTATTTGTATTCTGAGTCTGAAGTTAATGAGGGCTACTACGAAAAGCCAGCATCAGCATATCGCCGTAAAGGTGACGAAGTGAGAGATCCAACTCCAGTTGCTCCAGTGCCTGACAGAAAATATATCAAGGGTACTCCTGAGCACAAAGCATATAAAGCAACTAAAAAGCCAATCAATGGTATGCCAACTAATGAAGAAGTTCTTGATGAGAAATCTGATCAGGCTAAACAAAACAAAACAATGAAGAATATGATGGACGCATCTCGTGGCGCTCGTTATAAACTTAACAATCCAGTTCCTGACACTGATCATAAAACTGCTAGAGAAAAAAACATAGCCATTGGTCGTGCGCTACGCAATGAAGCGACTGCACAGAAAG